GCATTGCGGGGATCAATTCGTGCTGGATGACGTTCCAGCGATGCATGATCATTTCGGCTTTGGTATTATTCATGGCGCAGGCGTTACGGTGTCGTTTTGGTTGACTCCATCGTGCCAGAGATGGCCGACTGTTTCTCTTTTTTTGCACCGCTTTGCAAAATAAATCAGCTCGAATTTGGGGTTTTGCAAGAGGCTCATTGTACACTACTATGTACAATGATTTCGGGCTTGAGAAAAAGTAGCTCTTTTTCTGACAAGACAGACACCGAGCACTGGCTGTTGCCCAACTTTTTTCAGTGCGCTTTACTCGGAGTTCCCATTGACAAATAAAAATATGGCTGTGCGGCCGACGGTTCTGTCTGTTAAACACGAACTCATTCCTCAGAGCCTTCGCACTGTGAACAGATGGCTAGTTTGGAAGCTAGTCGAAAAGGGGCCGGGTAAAAAGTGGGCCAAAGTTCCTTGTGATCTCAAAGGCCGGCCAACGGACCAGACGAGCTCAAAGTCATGGCTACTCTATCAAGATGCGTTGAGTGCTTATGGTTTAGGTAGCTTTGATGGCATTGGCTTTGTGTTTGATGGCTCTGATGGAATTCATGGCATAGACATTGATGACTGTGTTGATGAGTTGGGAAGCTTAAACGATGCGGCTAGAGAACTGCTTGAACGTACGGAAGGCTATGCCGAGACTTCGCCTTCGGGTACAGGCATCAAGCTCTTTACTAGATCGAACATTGTTGCTAGCGCAGTAAAGAAACCAGTTGAAATTTATCGGGATGGCCGATACTTTACTGTTACAGGCCACGCACTCAATGGTCATGCAGATTTGCCTGATTCGATACAAGATGTTGGTTGGTTTGTTGACAAGCATATTGGCGTAGGTGTGGGCGTAGGTGTGGGCGTAGGTGCGGGGTCTCATAAGGACTTTGATGCTTTAGCTCTTTACAAACCACCGCTCAATGACTGGGATTTAGACCGGGTTGAAAGTGAATTGCTTCAATACATTAAGGCCGACTCAGTAGAGACCTACGAGGGTTGGGTCAAAGTTGGCATGATCTTGCACCATCAAGGCTCAGGCGATGGTGCCTGGATGGAATTGTGGGACAAGATTAGTAGGGATACTGCTTCGTACGATCGAGTTGAATTGATCGCTAAGTGGGGTTCGTTTAGCAAGCAAAGGACTAAGGGCTCCGGCGCTTTGACCCTGGCTTCTCTGATCAAGGAGGTTGGTGAGGCCAAGACGGAGGAAAACCGGGTGGCTATTGATAGCTACAAGGACAAAATTTTAGCTGTGACTAATACTGATGAGTTAAAGGAAAAAGTTTGTGTTGACATCCAGGCAGACCGAGGCATTGACCGCTTTAATAGGGACGTTCTAGCCCAGATTGTCAAGACTAGATTCAAAGCTTTGGGTGTTAGTGTTGGCATTGCCGAGGTCAAGAGGTTGTTAAAGCCTAAGTCAGACGGTCATTCGCCCGGGTGGCTAGAAGATTGGGTCTATGTGACTCATGAGGATAAATTCTTCAACGCTATCACAAAACGCAAAGTCAGTGAGAGAGGGTTCAATGCTATGTACAACCGTGAGGTTGGAGGTATGGACAGTGACACCAAGGCTTCGGCTATGGCTATGGACCTTTGGTGTGTTGACACACCAGACAAAATAATCTATCTACCTAGTGCCGGTGAATTTTTTGATCTGAATGGCATGCCATGTGTTAATGGCTACGACCCTGGGAGCCCTCCGGACATTGTGGCTGTGTACACCAAGGCTGACTTAGCAGCCATTGAAATAGTCAAGGCTCATTTAGAATTGATCCTGACAGAGCCAGAAGGTGTTGGTGTAATGTTGGCTTGGATTGCACACAATGTGCAATTTCCAGGTAAAAAGATTAGATGGGCCCCTTTAATTAAAGGCATTGAGGGCGATGGCAAGACAGTGATTGGCAAGCTGCTTAGTTCGGTGATGGGTATGGTCAATGTTGGCAATGTGTCTATAGCTGTGTTGAGCACTGCCTTTACAAGCTGGGCAGATGGTAGGTGTGTCAACATTTTAGAAGAAATTCGGATGGTTGGTCACAATCGGTATGACATTTTGAACATGATCAAACCATACATCACAAACGATGCCATCACAGTCCATCCGAAGGGAGTCAATGAATACGTAGCGCCAAACACGGTGAATTACATTGCCTTCACTAACCATCAGGACGCTCTCCCATTAGAAGAGACTGACCGACGATGGTGGGTTCAATTCACACCTTTTACTGGTCAAGAACAACTAAAAGCTGCCGCCGGGCCTGAGTATTTTGTGAGGCTTCATGGAGCTATAGAAGGCCACTCAGGCGCTCTTCGTAAGTGGTTGCTAGAGTACCAGATACCGGACTCGTTTGAACCTAATGGGCAAGCCCCGAAGTCTTCAGCCAAAGACAGCATGATTAGTTTAAATACATCTAACACAGAAGATTTGATCAAAGAGTTGATTGAAAGAGGTTCTCCTGGTGTGTGTTCAAACGTAATTTCAACCTCACATCTTGGCAAAGCTATGTCTTTTGAGGAGGGTTTTGATGATGACGAAATCCCCAAGACCTCCGCATTGACCAAAATTTTGATGAAGTTAGGGTTTACAAAAATGAAGAAACCGATCAAATGGCAGGGAAATACAGCTAGAATTTGGATTTTAGGGGTGAAATTTGGCAAATTATCGGAAACTGAATGCAACGAAAAAATTCGTGAAATTTTAGACCAGACCCTAATGGATCCTCTTTTGGATTGAAAAAATGGATTTTTAGCATTTTACTTGTAACTTTTGCTACTTGTAACCTAGACTTGTAACCTCGTTAAAGTGTTACCAACCCTAGCTTTTTATATATTTAGGTTACAAGTTACAAATATTAGGAAGTTGATGGGTAGGAGAAAATAAAAAAGGGGATATATAAATAGGGTGTTTTTATTGGGATTGTGGTTGGAATGCAAAAATCTTGTAACCTCTGAACTTTTTTGACAAAAAACTCTGGAAAAGCTAGGGATACCAACGCTATAACGAGCGGTTACAAGGGGAGCAAGCTTGTAACTTTAGGGGTTTGCAACTATTAATTGTCATCCAAGCCCTTATGAGGATGACAATTGAATAAAACTTGACCTATTTCTATGTAAGCTAGTCAATGAACAAATCTGGAGTTAGAAGTGAGTCAACCGAGCAAATTATCTTCATTGCAAGGGTTAGGCAGTTCCATCCTGGGATAATTGCCTTTGCGATTCCGAACGGAGGGAAGAGAGACCCAAGGGAAGCAGCGCGCATGAAGCGCGAAGGAGTCCTGGCCGGGGTACCAGATGTTTTTGTTGCTTTGAAGAAAGAGCCGTACGGCGGTTTGTTCATAGAGATGAAGAACCAGCTAGGAGGTAGCGTTAGCGAGTCCCAGAAGCGCATCCAAGCGGCCCTGATAGGCTCTGGGTACAAGGTTGTGACTTGTAACGGAGCCAACGAGGCTTATAGGGTTTTTTTGGACTATCTTGGGTTGGTTTGAATAAGTTTGATTGTTGGGGTCTAAGTTTGATTGTTTGGGTCTAAGTTTGATTGTTTGGGTCTAAGTTTGATTGTTTGGGTCTAAGTTTGATTGTTTGGGTCTAAGTTTGATTGTTTGGGTCTAAGTTTAATCAAATTTTTTGATTGATTTCTTAAGATTTGAGATAGAATGCGAAAAATGGACAAACCTGAAGTGTTGTTAAAGAATCGTGGCGGCAGACGTGTTGGCTCTGGTAGACCAAGAGGTGAAAGTGTGTACGACCTTCCAGAACCTGAAGTGTTGTTAAAGAATCGTGGAGGCAGACGTGTTGGCTCTGGTAGACCAAGAGGTGAAAGTGTGTACGACCTTCCAGAACCTAAGCCGTTGAAGAACCCGAAAAAACCTCCAAGTGTCAACCCTAACAGGTTTCCTGGAACACTACTCCCGACGACGACTAGACGCACAGTTGTTGATGCAATGGTGCGCTACGTAGCAGGCATCAACATCTCACCAATGATTGTGATGCTCAACGACATGAAAATCAGGCACGATGCTGCGTGTAGGTCAATGGAACTCTACGAGGCTGAAACTGATGTAGACGAGAAAAAAAAGCACCTCAATCAAGCAATGTTTGAAAGCGGCTCAGCGGCAGAGTCAGCACTGCGTGTTGCACCTTACGTTCATTCAAAACTTGCCACAGTGGTGCTTAAAGGCGATGCGGACAATCCTTTACAGCTCAACTTTGCATCGCTACGAGGTCTAACTAACGATGAGCTAGATCAGATGAACAGACTGATTGTGAAGTCTGCCAACACAATTGATGTTTGAATGAACGCACCCATATCGCCTTCCGTCCTGATGGACATGATTGCCCAGGAGCAGGCAAGGCGACGGGCCTCTGTGTCACTCTACGAGTTTGTGAAGCAATCTTGGGACACGGTAGAGCCGGGAGTGCCTTTCATAGGGTCTTGGCACATTGAGACCATTTGTGAGCATTTAGAGGCTGTGACTCGCGGGGACATTCGCAGGTTACTCATCAACATCCCTCCTCGGCATAGTAAGTCCACCATCGTCTCGGTCATGTGGCCGATGTGGGAGTGGACGACGATGCCAAACCAAAAATTTCTTTGCGCCTCTTACTCCGGCACGCTGAGTGTTAGGGACAATTTGAAGGCCCGCCGGCTCATTCAATCCAACTGGTATCAGGACAGATGGGGGCATGTGTTTCAATTTGCAGGAGATCAGAATGCGAAACAAAGGTTCGAAAACGACAAAACCGGCTACAGGATCGCAACTAGTGTTGGAGGCACTGCTACGGGCGAAGGCGGTTCGCGCCTCATCCTTGACGATCCTCACGGCGCGCAAGATGCTCAGTCCGATGCCCTTAGAGACAACGCTCTTGAATGGTTCGACAAAGTCTGGAGTACCCGACTAAACAACCCCAAGGAAGATCCGATGGTGGTGGTGATGCAGAGGCTGCATGAGCAGGACATCAGCGGCCACATCCTGACGGACATTCGTGGATGGGAACACATCTGCATACCTGCAGAGTGGGACGGCGAGAAGCGCAAGACGGTGTTGGGCTTCTACGACCCTCGGAAGGTTAAGGGTGAATTGATTTGTGAGGAGAGGTTTGGGCAAGCAGAGATCACGTCTCTTAAACAACTCCTCGGTGAGTATGGAACGGCCGGTCAGTTGCAGCAGAACCCGGAGCCTGCTGGCGGAGGTATGCTCAAGACCTATCACTTCCAGAAGTGGCCGCATGATAAGGCACTACCGCAACTACTGTTTGTACTGCAGAGTTATGACTGCGCCTTTGTAGAGCATAACATGGGCGACCCCACAGCCTTCACCTGCTGGGGCGTTTTTGCCCATGCGGAGAAAGACTCGTTGGGCAGGCAGGTAACGCGCAAGCACTTGATGTTGCTCGACGCGTGGGACGAATACTTGTCCTACCCGGAACTTAGGAAGAAGGCGATAGAGGAGTGGGCGGCTGAGTACGGAGCGCAGACGATGCAGACCTATGCTGGCTACCCGACTCGGGCCAGGCGTCCGGACAAGGTGTTGGTGGAAGCAAAAGCAAGCGGTCAAAGTTTATTACAAGATTTAAGATTAGCAAAAGTGCCAGCAATGGGATATAATCCGGGAAATGCGGATAAACTAGCTCGCGCTCATCAAGCAGCACCTACTCTTGAAATGGACATCATATGGATACCAGAGAGCAAGAAGAACCCGGGCCAGTACATCAGCTGGGCCCAGCCCTTCATCAATCAGTTGAGCAAGTTTCCGTTGGCGAAGCACGATGACTACGTCGACACGTTCACCCAAGCAATCATCTACCTGCGCAATGAGCGCTGGTTCGACTTGCCTGTGGCAAAGGATCCCGACCATGAGCCTATCAAGCAGCGTGAAAAGGTCAACCCCTATGGAGCGTGATCTATGGGTAAGTTTAACTCACTAGGTAAGATAGTAGATGGCTTGACGGCGCTCAAGGCAAAGTACGCCGTCAAGCCGGTGAATATCCCCTTACCCAATGCTGTGAGTGCCCGCAATTCAGGACTTGGCGCACGTGGCACAGCGCGCGAAGCAATTCAACAACACCGTACTCTCAGAGAAGCCATTGACGAAAAGAATTCAATGGTTGATGTGGACGATGTGGAAATTTTACGCGGTGGTGTTGGGTATGCTGAAGGCGGCCTCGTTAGCCTGGCACAGAAATACGCCAACGGCGGCGAAGTCGATCTCAGCAAGCCATTCATTGGTTATCCTAACCTGCCACAGCCTCGTCAGCCTCGTCAGCCTCGTGCTTCAATTGATACCATCAAGGCCTCCCCACAGAGCCCTTTGTTCGGTTCTGTTGCAAGAGGGCTCAGGTCTTTGCAAGAGATGGCGAGCAAGTATGAGGTTAATCCCCGCATTCCTTTGCTCGGCGGCACCGGTGTAGATGAACTACTAGCTCTGCCTGGTGCAGCTTCATTGATGGAAGACATTTCTTACCAAGGTCCTCGAGCATTAATTAGAGGCGGCAATGCTGCAACCGGTGGATTAGGCACATTTAAACTTGACCCTAGAACAACAGATTTGCTTGACGTAGGGGCAACAGCAGCAGGCGTTGGCCAACTAGGAGTTCTCGCAGGCCGAGGCGTTAACAAAGCAGCAATGGCTGCAGGTCAAGCAGGTGCTCGCTATGCCGACAGAGTCGTGCCTCAAATAATGGATCGTGGCGGCTACGGATCTGAAATCTTGCAAGGCTTAGCTCAAGGTTCAAGGTCTAACATCGTCAAGGAGCCGGGAGGTCAATGGCTCAAAGGCTCCGTTGAAGATGCGGTGAGGGGGTTGAAGGCTCCTTTACATCCGGGACGCGCCTTTGGCCATGACGCAAATGCAATAGGGCAGGCTTATGGATTGGATCCGGGTGAGGTTATTAGAAGCGCAAACCCTAGAACCGTGGCACTAAACACCTGGATCGACAAGAACCTCACCAACTACATCAAGAAAGAGATGGCCACACCAACTGACCCAGTGCGTCTCGGTATCGAGCGCCGGGTAGCCGCCGCCGATAAGACCCGTGCACTTGCTGAGAAAGAAGCTGTCAGGCAAGAGGCATGGGCTACCAAGTTACTGGCCGATGGCCCGAAACCCGGCATGGCTGCCGGCATCTTCGACAACGAAGTAGCCGCTGCAGGCCGCAGAGCAGCTCGCACCCGTGCCGCGGCGGATGATGCCTACGAGGCACAGGTTGCCGGGGCGATGCACATGAATGTGCCTGACCGACCCACCGTCGGGTCAAGGGTGGTGGCTAGCAGGATGAAAGAGGGGTTCCCACAGATGGGGGTCTCCTCGTCCAAATCAGCCCAGGAGTGGGAGAACTTGGCAGATTCTGCCGTAACCCCTTATCGGCCAGAGTACACCTCCAAGGTGCTAGCTGATAATCCATGGCTAGCAACTGTGGCCCCTGAAACAAAAGTTTTCAACGTCGATTGGGCTAACAACCGGATGAATGACTTCGGCTTCCCCCACCTCGCCGACGAGATGCGAATCGCCCTCAGCCCAAACAGTCCATTCCCACAAGACCTTCGCCTCAAGTACCTTGACCTGCCGAACCTAAGTGTGGACGCAGCGGTTGCCAAGGTAGGTCAAATCAATGCGTGGCGTGCCGCTCAGAAAGCAGAGCTAAACATGGGCAAGGCCAACAACCCAGCCACCGTGCTCTACAAAGAATACCCGGATGACCCGAGAGGGCTGCGGTGGATGGAGTTGAAGGCTCCTGAAAAGACCGGCAAAAACGTGACAGTGAACCAGACGCTTGAGGATCCTATGTTTGAGATCCCTATGGCTCAGCAAAACAGGTTCAATGAACAAGCCCACCGAGAAGCCACTCGCCAGGGAATTGTAGACGAGGATGACCTCATGGACTTTGTTACGACGAGGCAGGATGAGTTATCACAAATGTGGGCTAAAGCTAATCCAACAAAAAAACAAGCAGACGAATCAGAAAAAGCTCTCCTCGAAGCCATGCAGTACGAAGGCGACACGATGAAGCACTGCATCGCTGGTGACGAGTACTGCGAGAAGGCCCTCAGCGGCGATTACAAGTACTACAGCCTGCGCGACGCCAAGGGCGAGCCGCATGCGACGATTGAGGTGGGTAAGGGTCGGCCCATGGTTAGAAATCCTGAGCAGTTTAAGCGTTTTTCTGAGCTATCACCTGAACAACATTCGCGGTTTGAAGAGTATTCAAGACAGATGGGCAACGCTCCTGGACTTTCAAAGCTAGAGGATACCCATTTATTTAACCCTAAATCGGGTACTATTTTCCGAACGGAAGAGGTTTTTCCACTTGAGCAAATCCTCCAAATCAAAGGCAAGCTCGACAAAAAGCCCGTCGACAAGTACATCCCCTACGTCCAGGACTTTGTTCGTAGTGGCAAGTGGGGCGATGTGGGGGATTTGGAGCATACAGATTTAACATATCTAGGGCCAAAGAGCGGTTTCGGGCAAAAGGCGGCGTCAGACTTTGGTGTTGAGCCCGGCTACTTCACCGCCAAAGAATTTAATGATCTACAGAAGAAGGTCATTGACGCTCTGCCACCTGAAGGCTTCGCCGCAGGCGGTCTAGTCAGTGACAACGAGTACAACTCCGACACCGTAGACGACATTGTCTCCCAATTCAAAATTGACCAGCTAGTAGAGGAAATGTATGGCTAAGAAGAAACTACCAGTTGAGGTCATCGAGCTAGATGATGAAGACAAGCCTGGCAAAGAAGACAAGCCTGGCAAAGAAGACAAGCCTGGCAAAGAAGACAAGCGCGAACTCGTCGACATCAGCGAGCTAGACAAAGACGCCAAAGCCGGGGATGCCCGTGACACCGACGACGGCGGGGCGATGGTCTCTATGGAGGAGACGAAAGAGGCGCGCATCAACTTGAAACACTTCGAGAACATCGTCGATGACGTGGACAAGAGCATGCTAGCCACCGCTGTCAGCGACCTAGTCACCAAGATTGAGCGTGACAAGGAGGCCCGCAGCAAGCGTGACAAACTCTACGAGGAAGGTCTCCGCCGTACTGGCATGGGCGACGACGCTCCGGGAGGTGCTGCTTTCTCAGGCGCCACCAAGGTTGTGCACCCAATGCTCATCGAGGCTTGTGTCGACTTCTCCGCTCGGGCCATGAAGGAAATCTTTCCGCCCGCTGGCCCAGTCAAGAGCAAGGTCATAGGGCCACAGAACAAGGAAAAGCTCGCCAAGGCCGAACGCAAAGCCACCTACATGAACTGGCAAGCGACCGAACAGATGCCGGAGTTCCGGGGCGAACTGGAGCAACTCACCACTCAGCTGCCCCTCGGCGGTGGTCAGTACGTCAAGGTCAACTACAACAAACAGCGCAAGCGTCCTCGTCTGGAGTTTGTGCCCATTGACGATGTGCTGTTGCCCTTCGCCGCTACCAACTTCTACAGCGCTGAGCGGAAGACCCACGTCCAGTATATAACCCAGATGGAGTACGACCGCAGGGTCAAGGCGGGCATGTACGCGGACGTCGACTTGCCGTCAGCGCCAATGCCGGACTTCACCAAGGCGTCGATTGCTAACGACAAGATTGAAGGACGCAAGAGCGATTCCTACAACGAGGATGGGCTGCGTACCGTATTTGAAATCTACACTTGGTTGGAGATTGAAGACGAACTTTGCCCCTACATCCTGACGGTTGACAAGAGCACTGAGAAAGCGCTCGCCCTCTACCGCAACTGGGACGAGGATGACGAGAATTGTGATGAGCTGGAGTGGATGGTGGAGTTCGGCTTTGTGCCTTGGCGGGGAGCTTACCCCATCGGCCTGACCCACATGATTGGAGGGCTGTCTGGAGCTGCCACAGGCGCTCTGCGCGCTCTGCTGGACTCGGCACATATACAGAACGTGCCTACGATGCTGAAGCTCAAAGGCGGCCCATCTGGCCAGACCATCACCATGCAGCCCACTGAGGTTGTGGAGATAGAAGGCGGGGTCATGGTCGACGACATCCGCAAACTGGCCATGCCCATACCGTTTAACCCGCCGTCGCCTACGCTCTTCCAGTTGCTGGGATTCTGCGTTGAGGCCGGCAAGGGAGTTGTGCAGACGAGCTTTGAAAAGCTCTCCGACCAGAATGCCAACCAGCCTGTTGGCACGACGATGGCCCTAATCGAGCAGGGCATGGTGGTGTTTTCCAGCATTCATTCTCGTCTGCACTCCTCCATGGGCCGGGTGTTCAAGATCCTGGCCCGCATTAACAGTGCCTATTTGACGCCTGAAGATGTCAAGGCGCAAGGCTCGGGCCTGGAGATTGACCCTGAAGACTTCGACGACCCGATGGATGTGGTTCCGGTATCCGACCCACAGATCTTCAGCGAGACACAGCGCTTCGCCCAGATGCAAGCACTACTTCAGCGCAGCGCGCAGGTGCCGGGCATGTATGACCAGCGCAAGGTCGAGGAGATGTTCCTGCGGGCCATGAAGGTGCCGGACGACCTGTTGACGCCGAAGCCAGGCGAAGACGACGTCGACCCTGTTAGCGAGAATGTGGCGGCGACCATGCGTCAGCCCGTCTACGTCATGCCATCGCAAGACCATCTAGGTCACCTGCAAGTGCACATGGCCTTCTTACAATCGCCTTTGTTCGGTCAGAACCCGGCGATTGTCAAAACCTACTTGTACCCGATGGTCACCCACCTTAGGGACCACCTCTTGAACTATTACATGCAAGAAACCCACAAGGGTGTTAGGCTAGCAGAGGAGAAGGGTAAGATCAAGGACGACAGTACCGAGGAGCAGGTAGCTATCATCCTGCGTGCTCAAGGCTTCATTGAAAAGCAGTTCCAAGGCTTTGCCGAAGCCCTTGCCCAGCTCGACAAGCAAGCCCAGCAGTATGCCCCTCCCCCTCCTCCGATGCCGCAAGATATGTCGCTTCAGGTCGCCAAGCTCAACGCAGAGCAACGCGCCCAAGGCGATGCCCAGCGGCTTCAGGCCAGCCAACAAAGCGAGGCACAACGTCTTGGTTTTGAACAGCAGAAGTTGCAAGCCACGCAGCAAAGCGAGGCTATGCGCCTACAAGGTGCCCAGCAAGCCGCGCAGCAGAAGAGCCAACAAGACGCTGCCATGGCTCAGTTCCAAGCTCAGCAGAAAGCCCAACAAGAGGCGCAACGTGCCCAAGCAGCCTTTGAGATGGAACAGTTTAGCCAGCAGCAAGAGTCTGCCCGCAAGGTGCAAGAACTTGAAACTCGCGAACGCATGAACACCTCTGACAATGATACGGCCATGTCCATTGTGGCCAGCGAGATTGCCACTGGCGAGCGTACTAATCTCAGTACCGGAACGGGTATCAATCCGTGAGCATAGAAAACAAACTGCTAACCGCCCTCAAGACCGCTCAAGTGGACTTTGCCACAGGCGCCTTGCGTACCCCATCCAAATGCGATGCCTTTGAATACGGGCAGCGTTGTGGACACATGAATGGCCTTGAAACCGCCATCAACATTCTTATCAACTTACTAAAGGACGAACAAGACGATGACTCAAAACTCTGATAGCGCGTTAGCGGAGGCTTTCCCAGCAGCAGATGCAGGGGTGCAGCCTTTCGGTTCGCGCGTTCTTGTGCAGATTCGCAGCGCCCGGCAGAAATCAGCCGGTGGGATTATTCTGACGACAGACACTAAGGCCACTGAGAGTGACAACACTCAGACAGCCAAGGTCATATCAACAGGCGCTTTGGCCTTCCATAGCCGAAACACCCAACAGCCATGGCCCGAAGGCAGCTGGTGTGTACCTGGTGATTTTGTTCGTGTGCCCAAGTACGGTGGTGACCGTTGGGCCGTTGCCCTGCCTGAAGGCGGCGACGCAATCTTCGTGCTCTTCAATGACCTCGACCTACTTGGCCGAGTCACCGTGGATCCTCTGCAAGTAAAAGCTTTTGTCTGAAGGAGATAAAATCATGGCCACTAAACCAGATGAAGTAATGACAGGCGAAGACGATGATGCTCCCCGCACCATTGTGCCACATGAGCGTGTGGAGATAGACCTCACCCCTGAGGAGCTGAAGCTCCATGAGGCTGAGACTAAAGAAGAAACCCCTGATGAGGAAGATGCCAGGCTAGCAGAAGATGCCTCTGATGCTGAGCGTGACGCTATCCGAGCTCGACGCCGAGACGAGAAGGTTGAGCGCAAAGACCGCCGCGACAAGGCCATCACCCGAGACAAAACCGAGCTCGACTATCTGCGCAAGCAGAATGACACGCTTGAACGCCGGATGATGGGCATTGAGGCTCGAGGCCACCAAGCTGACTTGCAGCAAGTTGATGCCCGGCTAAACGCAGCCATAAACGAAGTTAACATGGCGGAGCAGGTTATTGCTAAGGCTGTCAACGCCGGTAACGGCGAGGATGTGGCCAAGGCTATGCGCTATCGCGATGAAGCTATTGCTCGTGCGCAGCAATTGAATTCAATCAAGGTGCAAGCCTCTGTCTCTCCAGCCACTCAACAGCCAACAGGGCCGGACGAGAGGGTGCTAGAACATGCCAAAGGCTTCATGAAGGACAATGCCTGGTACGACCCGCAAGGTCGTGACGAAGATTCCTCTATTGTGCTGGCCATTGACCAAGCGCTTGCCAAAGACGGGTATGACCCCAAGGCTGAGGACTATTGGATGGAGTTGCGCAAGCGGGTGGCCAGGAGATTGCCAGAAAAGGTACCGAAAGCTGAGGCCGGCGCGCGCACCCCGCGAGGAGGTCCTGAGATTGGTTCTGGCAAGGAGCACGCCCCTACTAGCACTCGCAAGGAAGTGTATCTTAGCCCGGAACGCAAGGCGGCACTAGTAGAGGCAGGGGTATGGGACGACCCTATCCTGCGCATGAAGTATGCCAAGCGCTACGCTGAATACGACCGCAACAAAGTTGCTGAGTCGCGAGCTTAAAATAAATTTTAATTTTTAATACTTTGGGACTATAATCCCACCAATCGCTGAAAGGAGCGAGAATATGTCTGACGAACGCTTAAAGAAATCCGCCGATGTTAGAGAGAGCCGTGAGGCGACTGATAGACCAGTCGTTGAGAACCGGACTGTCTCTGATGATGAGCGAGTTGAAATGTTTCGACAACAGTTTCACCAGTCTGCACTCCCCGACTTACCGAAAATCTCCGGCTGGCATTCTTGCTGGCTAACGACTTCGAACCCTAGAGATTCAATCCCTGCTCGTATGCGCCTGGGCTACCAGCCCATCAAGCCAGAAGACATTCCTGGCTGGGAAGTTACGAGCATTAAAACTGGCGAATGGGCCGGTTTTATTGGAGTGAATGAAATGATTGCGTTCAAGCTGCCGCTCGAACTCTACCAACGGTACATGCAGGAAGCTCACCACGACGCGCCTTTGCGCGAAGAGGAAAAGCTGGTAAGTTCCGCAGAGTTCATGGCACAACAAGCGCGAACGCAAGGGGCCGCGTTGATCATGGGTGACGGAAATAAGGAAATGGGAGTTGACCGGAAAGCCCGGTTTGAACTTGCTTAACTCTCTTATCAATCCAAAGGAGGACTCTTATGTCCGCAACTCTTGCAGCCTTTGGCTTTCGGCCGTCTTTCCACAACAGTGGTCAGATACGTCCAAAAGCCTACACAATCGCGACTGGTTTCGCCGCAAATATCTTTAACGGTGACCCCGTTAAATTGGTAGATGCGGGTGTTATCCAGCTCGGCACTTCTGACGGTACGCGAACCGGTACAGTCGATGGCATCTCACTGCTCGGCATCTTTGCCGGCGTTGAGTACACCGACAGCACTGGCAAGCCAACGGTTCAGAACTTCTGGCCAACGGGCACTACGGCTACAGCCATCACGGCTTATGTCTATGACGACCCTGAGACGCTGTTTAACGTACGCTACAGCAACCCAGGTACTCCTGGCTCCACAACGGTGCAAACCGCTGTTGGTGAAGAATGCGATTGGGCGCCCGCTGAAAGTGGTTCCACCTCTACCGGCCTGTCTACTACTAGCCTAACGGTTATTATGGCGACTTCCGGGCAGTTCCAGATCACCGGATTCTCCGGCGATGTGGCCGACTCACTTACTGACGCTTATGTTACTGCCATTGTTCGTATCAACGAACATCAGTACAAAGCATCAGTTAATTCCATCTAAGGAGGACCAGTACCATGGCAACCCCAATGCGTAGTACGGACTTCCGCTCCGTAGTTGAGCCCATACTCAACGAAGTGTTTGATGGTGTGTACGACCAGCGTGCAGATGAGTGGAAGCAAGTGTTCAATGAGAGTAAGGGCATCGCCCGTACTTATCATGAAGAGCCTGTGCTCTACGGCTTCGGCGCTGCGCCTGAGCTGCCTGACGGCATGGCGGTCACTTACCAAAGCGGCGGCATTTTGTTCAATCAGCGCTACGTCTACAAGGTCTACGGCCTTGCATTCGCGCTGACCAAAGTGCTCGTCGAGGACGGTGACCACATCCGCATCGGCCAGACTTATGCCAAGCACTTGGCCCAGTCGCTGATTGAGACGAAGGAAACGCTAGCCGCCAACATCCTGAATCGGGCCTTCAACGGCTCGTATACAGGCGGTGACGGCGTGTCCCTTATCTCAGCCAGCCACCCGCTTGTGTCGGGCACTTTCAGCAACCAACTGACCTCGCCTGCGGCCCTGTCGCAGACGTCGTTGGAACAGATGCTGATTCAGCTCCGCAACGCAGTGGACAACAATGGCAAGCGGATTCGGCTAACGCCGAAGAAGATTGTGACAGGCCCGGCCAATGTGTTCCAAGCCGAACTGCTCATCAACAACCAGTATCGTGTCAGCTCAGCTGACCGTGACATGAACCCCGTCAAATCGATGGGCCTTCTGTCCGGTGGCCAAGCCAACATGAGCCGGATGACTTCTACAACCGCCTGGTTCGTCCAGACGGATGCTCAAGAAGGCATGAAGTGTTTGATGCGCCGGGCGCTGGACAAGAGCATGGAAGGTGACTTTGAAACCGACTCCATGCGCTACAAAGCAACCGAGCGTTACGCGCTGGGTTGGACAGATCCTCGCGCTCTGTTCGGTACTGCTGGCGTCTAAGAAGGCGTCAACTGAAACCCCCTGCTCAAAAGGCAGGGGGTTTTGTTGGACATCTTTAACCCCCTCGCGCAGCAGACGGCCCTGTCCTGGCCGACGACATGCAGACGGTTGCGCGAATCTTGCATGTAAGGAACTTTTATCATGGCTTCAACTACCTTCACAGGCCCAGTCACCTCCACCGCGGGGTTCATAGGCGCTGTTACTGGCAACGTCACAGGCAACATCGCCAACCCAGTAATCACCCACACGCCAACGGCTATCAACGCTACGGAGACAGCTACAGCAGCTCAAGTCGCTACCGGCTATATCAAATCTACGTCTGCTGCGGGCACTACCATCACGCTGCCTACTGGCACGTTGCTGGGCGCGGCTCTTGGCGCGGTGCAGGGATCTGTGTTCAACCTAGTTATCGACAACACGGCAGGCGCCAGCACTGTGACCATCGCAGTCGCGGTAAACGGTATTCTGTCTGCGCTCGCTGCGGCTGAGGCTGGCGGCGCGGGCCTTTTGACAGTCCCTTCTGGTGCTACAGGCCAAGCACAATTCACCCTGATGTTCTCCAGCGCTACGGCCTACACCTTCACACGCACAGCGTAAGGAGTACCACAATGTACGCAGATAAACTCGGCTACAAGCAGGTCGACAACGCCACTGCCATTATCAAGACCGGCCCGGCCGGCTTCTTTGGGCTTAGTGTTGTCGGCACCGGCGACGTAGCGGTGTACGATGGACTTAGTGCCAGTGGTACACTGCTCTACACCAAGACGGCCGCAGCAGTGGCGCTAACAGTAGACTTTGGTGGCAACGGCATCAGCTGCGCCTCAGGGCTTACTGTGGTTACCACAGGCGTCATCAACATTCTTTACACTTAAGGGGAGCGTCATGGGTGCAACACTTAGATACGTGAAAGAGTTTGAGTTCCCTTCCTACGGTAAGGTGAACGTGAAGGGGTATTCTCGTGGCGGTCCGGTTAAGAAGGCTGACGGAGGCTCTGTTAATCCCTCAGACAACGAGCGAAAAAGGCTAATCGAAAAGCAACTTGGCATCAATCCCTCAGACAACGAGCGAAAAAGGCTAATGAAAAATCGATTTGGCATCAATCCCTCAGACAACGAGAGACAAATGCTACAAGCGGAGGCTGATGAAAAAGCGCAAAGATCTTCCACCCCTGACTTGGATGCTATGCGCAAGCGCTTTGGCGCTAATATCTCGGACAAAGAGGCAGAAATGCTGCAAGAGGCGATGGATGAAAAGGCGCGCTCTAAAATCAAAGAGATGGGCTATGCAAGAGGCGGCGCAGTTAAGAAGGGCAAAGACGACTCCGCAAGCTGCCCCGTGCACATGGCAGGTATGAGCATGAAAGCCCGAGGCGGTGTGCCGGTCTCCAGCGGCGCTCCGCTGATAGCCATGAAGAGTGGCGGCAAAGCTATGTTCGCCGGCGGTATGGTGAAAACCAAGAAGTAATATATAATCATCGTCACCGAGGCGGGCTGCAATTAGCCGTGCCATCTGACTATCCACTCAAGGATTAGAGCATGACAGTTTCGGGCACAGTCAGTACGACGGTTTTCAACACCAACAGGGTAGTGGACACTGCCTTTCGGCGTTGTCGTTTGCCTGCGCAGGCCATAACGTCTGAGATGCAGCAGTACGCCCGGGACGCCCTCTACCTCTGGCTTTCCCAACTCGCCAACTCCCGTCCTCCTTCTTGGTGCATTGAACGCCTCGTGCTACCGATGTATGCCGGCCAGCCGGCGGTTACGCTGCCTATTGGTACGGTAGATGTGCTAAACCTCAATTACCGCGTGCTGCAGGCCCTCGAGCCCGTAGTGGTAACTACCACCTCTAGCTACACCGCAGACTTCACTGACGAGGCGCCGGTGGTATCTGTAGGAGTTAAGTGGCTGGCTACTTCTCCAGCCCTAACTTTCTCAGTGTCTGACGACAATATAGCCTGGACAGTAGTTGGCACTCAAGCGGCGGGAACGTTGGCCGGTGAGTGGTCATGGACTGATATCTCTCAGGTTAATGCTTACCGATACTTCCGCGTAGTCGCCGCAACCCCCATCAGCTACAGTGAGTTGATACTGGGCAATATGCCCCAAGAGATACCGATGGGACTGCTTAACAGGGACAGCTTCACCGCTCAGAGCAACAAGACCATGCAGTCCCGGCCTGTGACTTACTGGTACCAGCGTGACCGTGTCAATCCTATTTTAAATCTCTGGCCTGCGCCTAACCCTGCCGCTGAGGGCCATCAGCTCATCGTCTGGCGTCACAGGCATATCATGGATGTGGGCACGTTGCAGCAAGAAATTGAAGTGCCACAGCACTGGATGGAGGCGCTGGTTGCGGGCCTAGCTGACAGGCTAGCTCAGGAGACGCCTGCGGTTGACGCGGCCTTGATGCCTCTGCTTGCCCAGCGCGGCGCGATGGCGCTGCAAGATGCGTGGACAGGCGACGGAGACGGTTCACCAACATATTATCAGCCGCAGATATCTGCGTATACGGCATGAGCCTCTACCTCGACACCACTGGCAATAGCACATACGGCATAGCGCTCTGCGCCAGGTGTTCGCGCAAGTACCCGATGGGTGAGTTGTATTCAGACCCTAACTCCCCTGCTTTGATGGTATGCAAGGAAGACTTGGATGTGCTAGACCCCTATCGCCTGGCTGCACGCACTGGTGAAAACATCGTGCTGCCTTTTGTGCGGCCTGATACTAATATCGCTACAAACCCTTCTGGCTTGATGACGCAAGACGATGACAGCTTCATCACAACCGACGACGGTGAAGGATACATCGTACCATGAGCATCCCTAGCAACAGCATACCCACCAAGCTTCTGCAACTGCCGGAAGACCCTGCACCATCTACCACCGGGTATTTGATGTATTCTCGGGGCGGGGTGACCTACAAAGTCCTGACATCAGATTTGATAACTGCTGCCGGCACAATTCCGTCGAGTCGGCAGATCATAGCCGGTACAGGCATGACGGGTGGCGGTGACCTATCGGCCAATCGCACTCTAAGCATCGCTGCAGGAGGAGTAGGGCCAACCCAACTTGCATCTACCGGGGTTACTCCTGGAGTATACGGCAGCGCAAGCAACGTGCCACAGGTCACTGTGGATGCTCAGGGTCGGGTTACGTCTGCCAGCAACATACCTTTCTCCGTTACAGGCTTCGTGCCCGACTCCCGGCAAGTGATTGCAGGCACCGGCTTGACAGGCGGAGGCACTTTATCCGCTGACCGAACCTTCTATGTTGACTTGGCCACCGCCATGCCCTTGTCAGTCAATGACACTGGGGTAGTTGGTGTTAGTTCCAAATCGGCGCGTCAAGATCACAGACACCCTGCCATTGAACTGGCGGATGACACTCAGGTCAATGGCCTGCTTGGGCTGGATAGCGGTGGTACGGCGAAAAGTTTAGTGGCTGCTGCAGGCGCTCCAATCTACTCCGGGGCCGATGGACTCTATGTCGGCACTGCGGGTCTTGTAGGGCAAGTTGTGGTATCCGGCGGAGCAGGGGCGCCCACATGGGATAATGTGGCGCTGATTGGTGCCCAAAGTGCTAATGTTTTCTACGCAGGGCCATCAACCGGGCCCGCAGCGCCTGTAAGCTTCCGAACTGTAGTTGCAGCTGACATACCTACCCTTAACCAGGATAGCTCTGGAAGCGCAGGATCGCTGAAGTCTACTGCTACTACAGGCAAGCTGACGGTAACTGGCCCAGGAGCCGCTGCGACGCGTGCAATGACCGTACCGGATGCGGACTTTACAGTCGCTACGGGCGGAGGTGTTATAACAGGCACCTCTAGCGGCACCAACACGGGCGACAATCCAGGCGTCACCTCTGTCACGGGAACCGCACCTATAGCTTCTAGTGGCGGCAACACCCCGGCTATTAGCTTGAACGACACGGCAGTCACGCCGGGCAGCTGGGGTTCTGCTACCGCGTCGGCGCAAATCACGCTCAACGCCAAAGGGCTTGCAACGGCGGCATCTAACGTCACCATCACCCCGGCAGTTGGCAGCATCACAGGGTTAGGGACTAATGTGGCAACAGCGCTTGGTGTTGCGATAGGCTCTGCGGGCGCACCTGTATTGTTCAACGGCGTGGGTGGAACTCCGTCTTCTTTCACTTTAACTAATGCTACCGGGCAAATTGTGGCCGGAATTTCAGGAGGAACCTTTTAATGGCTGCAACAAATTTCACGCCCATAATTTTATATAACACTGCCACTGCGGCTCTAGAGCCATCAGCGGTTAATTTAGATGATGGCGAATTGGCACTTAATCGACTCGACGAGAAGCTTTACTTCAAGAACTCCGCCGGTACGGTCAAACTCCTCGCCCACTCTGCGGCAGCTACAGGCACGGTATCGTCAGTGTCGGTTGTAACCGCGAACGGACTTTCGGGTTCGGTAGCTACTGCCACTACTACCCCTGCAATTACGCTGACTGTGGGGGCTATCAATCTAGCTACAGCAACAGCTTACCCCGGCACATCTGCTCTTGTCACAGTCGGCGCACTAAACGCAGGCAGCATCACCAGCGGCTTCGGCTCGATTGATATTGGAGGGGATGCGCTGACTGCGGGGGCTGTGACGGCTACTACGGTTACGGCTAGTGGTGCGGCAACAGTGGGCGCAGGCCTAGCAGTCACAGGCACAGTAACCTCCACAACCGACGCAACCCTATCAGGCGTGCGAGTAGGAAAAGGCGCTGGAGAAATAGCGTCTAACACAGCTAGCGGCGCAGCCGCACTTCAAAACAACACCACAGGCTACGACAACACAGCTAGCGGGTTTCAGGCACTTTACTTCAACACCACAGGCAACAGTAATACAGCTAGCGGACGAAACGCACTTCAGAGCAACACCACAGGCTACGACAACACAGCTAGCGGGAGCGACGCACTCTATAGCAACACCACAGGCAACGACAACACAGCTACCGGGTTTCAGGCACTTTACTTCAACACCACAGGCAACAGTAATACAGCTAGCGGGATGAACGCACTCCTGTACAACACTACTGGCAGCACCAACACGGCTAGCGGGGTGAACGCACTCCTGAGCAACACCACAGGCAGCAGCAACACAGCTAGCGGGCAGAGCGCACTCCTAAACAATACCACAGGCAACTACAACACAGCCAGCGGGATTAACGCACTCCTGAGCAACACCACAGGCAACGAGAATACAGCTAGCGGGGTAAACGCACTCTTTAGCAACACCACAGGCACTCAAAACACAGCTAGCGGGGTGAACACACTCTACTACAACACAACAGGTAGCGGAAACACAGCCAGCGGGCATAGCGCACTCTACAACAACACCACAGGCGGCAGCAATACAGCTAGCGGCGTAAGCGCACTCCAAGCTAACACCACAGGCACTCAAAACACAGCTATCGGGTTAAACGCACTCCTCAGCAATACCACAGGCAACTACAACACAGCTAGCGGGGTGAACGCACTCTATAGCAACACCACAGGCACTAACAACACAGCTAGCGGGGTAAACGCACTCCAGAACAACACCACAGGCATTCAAAACACAGCTAGCGGGGTAAGCGCACTTCAGAACAACACCACAGGCAACAACAACACAGCTAGTGGGTATCAAGCACGACTTGGTTCAGCTGCTGCAAGTTCAAGCACGGTAGCTGTGGGTTATCGAGCTATGTATTTACTTAGCGCAACTACTGCTGATGCCACAGGTTCGGTAGCTGTGGGGGCTAACGCCCTAGCAGCCACCCAATCAACCGTAGCAAATTTGTCGGGTAACACAGCGGTTGGGCGTAGTGCGCTTGAAATTTACTCCAACACAGTCGGCGCAGTTTCGGATAACGTGGCAATTGGCGATAGCGCCCTAGCTTCTAACTCTGCTACAACTAGTACTATTCAATTTAACGTCGCAGTCGGTAAAGAGGCGTTGACGGTAAACATAGCTTCAAACAACACAGCAGTAGGCTACCGATCACTTTTTGCCAACACCACAGGCAGCGACAACACAGCTAGCGGGTACTTCGCACTCCTGTACAACACCACAGGCATTCAAAACACAGCTAGCGGCGTAAGCGCACTCCAGAACAACACCACAGGTGCCAACAACACAGCTAGCGGGCTGAACGCCCTTGCTAACAACACCACAGCCAGCAACAACACAGCCATCGGGAATTCCGCACTCTACTCCAACACCACAGGCAGCGGAAACACAGCGCTCAACCCATTAAATTCAGCAGGCAGTTACGCCCCCGTCTTTAACCCGACCACTCAAAATAATCGGTTCTGCATGGGGTCTACGGCTGTCACGGATGCCTACATTCAGGTGGCTTGGACAGTGGTTTCAGATGCTCGGGACAAGACCAACTTTGCGCCTGTACCGCACGGCTTGGAGTTTGTTAAAGCGTTGCAACCCACGGCGTACCAATTCCGCACTGCACGGGACTCTGAGGAAACCAATGGCCGCGTGCGTTACGGCTTTAAAGCTCAAGACGTGCTGGCGCTTGAGGGTTCTAACCCTGTCATCGTTGACAACGAAGACGAAAACAAACTGCGGATGATTGATACCGCTCTGATTCCTGTTTTGGTCAAGGCTATCCAAGAGCAACAAGCCCTTATTGAATCTCTCACAACCCGCCTCACGGCATTAGAAAGTAACCCATGATTATTGAAACCACACCTGAGCAAATCGCAAAGCACTACTCCGCAGCTATGGACAGTGTGAACCTAATTAACGCACTGAAAGCAAAACCTGTTTTGGATGTTGAAGAGACAGGCACAATGGCCCGCAACCAAGAACATCTGGTCATTATGCTAGCTAAGGACTATTGGACGGATGAAGACCTAACACCCTTGCAAAACGCCGCTGACTGAGGCAACCCCATGATCGCCATCGACAAACAAGCCCACTTCCTCGGCGGGATAAGTCTAGCAGCCCTAGCCATGCCCTTCGGTATCTGGTACGCCATAGCAGCTCCTATCATTGGTGGTGCAGCAAAGGAGGCATACGACAGCACTGGCAGGGGCAACGTGGAGCTTGCTGACTTCCTCTACACCGTAGCTGGTGGTGCGGTGTTTGTTGGGTGGATACTGCTTTTGAAATAACGACGCTGCGGACGTAGCGCGAGTAACAACGATTGGACTACCATGACCGCAGAAGAACGTGCAGAACTTGTCGCTGACATTATCTCAGCCATCCACGCAGCCACGCCTCCGATCACAGAGGATGAAACACGCTGGGTACGGCAGGCCATACAGCTACAGTGCGACCGGGCCAAGTTCCGCAAGGCTATCATCGAAAAGACACTTGCAGGCTTGATTTGGGCGGCACTTGCAGGACTGGGATATATGTTTATCGACTGGGCAACGTTGCACGGACTTAGGAAATGGTCATAAGTGGCTACGCTACGCACCACCCAGTCCGAATTCGCTGCGCTGATACCGAGCCTGATAAACAAGGCGCTGGAGCTAGGGTACGAGGTTACCTTGGGCGACGCTTATCGTGATCCAAGGGTGCATGGTGCACTGGGCGTGAAGATGGGGTATGGGCACTCCAGCAGCGGCCACAAGAACCGTCTTGCTATCGACCTCAACCTGTTCAAAGACGGGGTGTTCCAGCAAAGCACTGAGGCGCATCAGGGTCTAGGCGAGTGGTGGGAGCTTCAGCATCCCAAGGCACGTTGGGGCGGGCGCTTCAACGACGGTAATCATTACAGTTTTGAACACGGAGGTATTAAATGATTCCAGTACCTGTCATTACGGGTTTATTCAGCATTGGCTCGAAGCTGATTGAAAAGTTTTTTCCAGACCCGGCGGAGAAAGCCAAAGCAGAACTAGAACTTCTACGCATGGTGAGGGATGGTGAGATGCAGGAGATGCAGATCGCCCTTTCTGCCATCATCGCCGAGGCGAATAGTCCCGATCCGTGGACAAGCCGGGCGAGACCGAGCTTCCTCTACGTCGTCTACATCCTGCTGCTCTGGTCTATCCCAATGGGCATACTGACCATCTTCAAACCCGAAGCTGCGGCGGCATTTACAGCGGGCTTTAAGGCATGGATGGACTCGATACCCGAACCAATACTGACACTGTTCGGCACTGTGATGCTTGGGTATGTACTTGGCCGCAGCTACGAGAAGGTGAAGGGGGCCGCAAAATGACAATCTACGCAGCCTTCTTCATCTCGGGACTCATCATTGGCGTGATAATTGGCTGGGCGCTGTTTGGGTCAAAGATATGAATTCATTTTCTTTTTCCGTAGTTTTGCCTTATAATCCAGACCACAGGCGCATGCTGAATCAGCAGCTTTACTCAACGGAGCAGCAATGGCCTATGTGATGTCTTTTTCCTCCCTACAAGAGGACGCTCGCCGATACCTGGAAAGGGGCTTCACCGCTGAGAGTGACCCGCTTGTCTATGAGCAATTGCCCCGGCTGATTAACTTCGCTGAGCGCCGGATTTCCCGCGAGCTTAAAATCCAAGGCTTCATCCGAGTAATGACAGCGCCTTTGGTACTTGGCACGGCTGTTTATTTGAAGCCTGACCGCTGGCGCGAGACCATCTCCATGACGCTGGCGGGCAAGCCCATATTCCCTAGATCTGTGGAATATGTGCGGTCATATTGGCCAACTCAATCGGCTACAGGCGAGACGGAATTCTATGCGGACTACGACTATTCTAACTGGCTCTTTGCACCAACCCCTGATGCGGATGCCACGCTAGAAGTACTCTATTACGAGCTGCCCCCGTTGCTGGATGAAACTAATACCGCGAACTGGCTTACCGCCTACGCTCCTAATGTACTGCTTTATGCCACCTTGCTGGAATGCACCCCTTTCCTGAAGAACGATGAACGCATAGCCACTTGGCAAGCGATGTATGACCGCGCGGCACAGGCACTCAATGGCGAAGACCTAAAGCGCATCATGGACCGCAGTACCTCGCGGCAAGGAGCTTAAATGACCACTTATACAGATGCTTTTGGCGGATCGACCATATACCCGTCCGAGGTGACTTACCGGGCTGTGGCCCTAGCAGCAGACGTCACACTTCATTGGCCTGAGGAAACTTCAGCATCCGGTGACTTCGTGACCAAGATAATGGATGTGACGCCAAGCGCTGGCAGCTTGGTTATGACAATGCCACTGGCCACTGGCACTAGCAATGGCAATACGGTATTATTTAACAACGTAGGCGCCTTTAACTTCATTGTCAAGGACTCTGCTGGCGTACAGCTTATCTCCATAGCGGCAGGTAGTGTTTGGCAACTTTATCTAACCAATAATACCACAGACGCCGGCACATGGAAAGCGCTACAGTACGGCGCAGCGACTAGCTCCGCCAACGCCTCTGCATTGGCAGGCACCGGCATTGAGGCTGTTGGCACACTTCTAAGCCAGTCAGTGCCGGTGACCTCTTTCAGCATCAGCTATGCCGCATCGGCGGCTGACCGGGCTAAGATGTTCGTATTCACCGGCGCAGGTGGGCAAACCCTAACCTTGCCAGCCGCGGCTACAGTTGGCAACAACTGGTTCATGCTGCTTCGCAACTCAGGTTCTGATGCCGTAACTGTTGACCCCTCAGGCGGACCTACAATTGATGGCAGTGCAACACTGTCAATGCAGCCAACTGAATCGGCCATTATTGTCTGTGATGGTACAAATTACTACACTGTTGGGTTTGGTCAAACAAGTACCTTTGCGTTCGACTACACCACCATTGCTGTGGCGGGCGCCGTAGGCAACTACACCCTTGCCGGCGCTGAGTTGAACCGAATTGCCTATGCCTTTTCAGGAGCGCTCACTGGGGACAGGGGCGTCATCGTCCCAGCTACGGTTCAACAATACTGGGTTAGCAATAATACCACGGGGTCTTACACATTCACTGTTAGGACAGCGGCTGGTACGGGAGTCATAGTAGCTACTGGCGCAAAAGCAATACTCTATTGTGATGGCGTTAATGTGGTAGACGCTGACACCGCTGGAATTGGGTTGCCAGTTACTATAGCTCAAGGCGGCACCGGTGCAATAACGGCTGGTGCTGCACTTATCAACCTTGGAGGCACTTCTGTAGGCACGGCTCTATTCACAGCCGCCACCGCTGCTGCAGCCTATGCTGCACTTGGAGTTGCACCTGCTGGTGTTGTTGATGGCGGAACATTCTAATGGTTACCGCCCGTAACCACACTCGAGGTATTGTGTAATGCCCGCAAGCACTGTAGTCCTCCGCTCCCAGCCGGGAATTAAGCGCGACGGCACCAAGTATGACGGTGACTTTTACACTGACGGCCAATGGGTGCGGTTTCAGCGTGGACTGCCTAGGAAGATTGGCGGATACCGTTCTATTACCAAATACTTGACCGAGATTAGCCGGGGATTGGCTGCATTCACATCAATGGATATTGCTTATGCCCACAGCGGCTCTGCCACATTGCTCCAGCGGTTCACCATTGACACAACGCTCAACAGCTCCATAATGACCGATCGAACGCCGACAGCTATAGCAGCCATTGGTACTCTGACACTGGCGACTGGAGGCGCAGGATCGGTAGATTCTGTAACTGTGAATGGTGTGACGATTACTTCAGGATCTGTGGCTTTCAATGTCAGCTTGGGCCAAACAGCAACGGATGTTGCTTCAAATATAACAGCTCATACTTCCGTGCCGAACTACACTGCAGCTGCTGTTGGAACCACAATAACTATCACTGCGGTGACTGCGAATGTAGATACCAATGGGTATGTGGTTGCTGCCACACTGACCACAATTACTGTTACGGCCACTCCAATGGCTGGCGGCAATACGGCGCTAATCCCTTCGGCGAACAACCAATGGATGTTCGACTATATGTACGACCCGACGAGTGCGGTCAATTCAGTCATAGCAAATGTAGCCCCTAATGGTGATTGTAGTTGTAATAATGAAGGCGGTCAGATATTCTATGGAAATTTAGAGGGTACTGATAGGCTTGTGAATATAAAAATCCCATCCACCGTCAATGCTACAGGAGGTATGGTAATTTTGCACCCATACCTTTTCTACTATGGCTCAGATGGGGTTATCGGCTGGTCAATTCCAGGTGACCCAACAGATCTTTCCGGCACGGGCTCAGGCTCTGCCCGTGTATGGGGCCAGAAAATTATCAAAGGCCTGCCACTAAGGGCCGGATCTGGCAGTGCGCCGGCTGGACTCTTCTGGGCGAATGACGCTGTTATCCGTTCAACATTTGTCGGAGGTGCGGCCATTTTCAACTTCGACGTTGTGGCCTCTGATACCTCCATAATGTCTGCTGCTTGCGTTGTAGATTTCGATGGAGTATTCTACTGGGCCGGGGTTGACCGCTTCCTGATGTTCAACGGCGTTGTTCGTGAAGTTCCTAACCCAATGAATCTTAACTGGTTCTTTGATAGCATCAATGAGCAGCAGCGAACCAAAGTATTTGCCTTCAAGGTCGCCAGATTTGGAGAGATTTGGTGGTGTTATCCGCGTGGTACAGCTACTGAGTGCACTCATGCCGTGATCTACAATGTGCGTGAGAATGCCTGGTATGACACGAAGCTGCCAAACTCAGGCCGTAGTGCTGGTGTATTTGGCAATTTATTCGCCCGGCCCTTATTGACAGGGGTTGATGTTGAGCCGGAGGGCTATAAAGTTTGGATTCATGAAAGTGGCGTTGACTCCATCTCTGGTCAAACGGCCTTGCCTGTGGAAAGTTACTTCGAAACTGCAGACATATCAGCTGTTGCAAAAGGCAACAACAGCGCCTTGCGAATCACGCAGATTGAGCCTGACTTCATTCAGTCCGGGGATATGACCGTCCAGATAACAGGCCGTGCTAACGCTCGCGCTCCTGAGGTGTACTCCACGCTATTCACCTTTCCAGATAGCGCAACACTGTCTTATCAGCAAATTGTGATGCTCAAAGAGCAAAGGCGTGAACTGCGTGCTAAATTTACCTCTAACACGATAGGCGGCAACTATGAAATGGGGCAAGTCATTGCCCACATTGATACCGCAGATCATAGGAGTTTGGCATGAGTGGCTTTATTACTCGTCCTACAGGACTGGACGTCACGGATTGGACGGCGCAGATTGTGCTGGATCTAGATGGCTTTGGTGCTATTGGCAGACTCACAGCACCTGAGTTGTGGCAGGATTGGGCAGCGCAGCTTTTGAATACGGCTACTTTGGGGCGCGCATTACCCGACCCTTATGGATTTGATAATTGGCAAGAATGGGCAGAAAGACTTTGCGGAGCACTAGCATGAACATGAACAGACAACAAATAATGGAAGCAGCACAGAAGCTGCCACAATACCGCCAAGTGGTTCAGTTGCTTCAGCAGCAGTCAGCGCAGATGCCGCTAACAGCAGAGGCGCTGAGCCAGATGATTCGCATGCTGGAAGGGGCGCTGAAGAATCCGGAGAAATATGCTGAGATTCGTGCAGCAGCTATCCAGGACGGGATTGTGGACGCTGAGGACATGCCGGAGCAATACAACCCAATTTTGCTCATATCATTGCTGGCAGCATTCTACGGACTAGAAGATGCGGAGAAGGCCAAGGGCTTTGCCCGCGGGGGTCTAGCGACGGCTTCTAACATGGGTAGAGGCGGCGATACAATGTTAGCCCATATCAACCCAGTGGAGGCCATGCGACTCCGCCAGATGGGAGGTTCTGGGGCTATCAACCCTGAGACAGGGTTGCCGGAGTATGGGTTTCTGAAGAATTTGTTTAAGGTTGCCCTGCCATTTATTATCAACTATTTTGTACCAGGACTGGGAACAGCTTTTGGCGCAGCCGCTGGTTCAACAGCTGCAGCCATGACATCGGCGGCTATTACCGGTGGTCTTACTTCAGGACTTACCGGGGGATCCGTACTCAAAGGTGCAGTCACCGGGGCCGTTATGGGTGGAGCCGGTGACTGGGCTGGCAGTGCCATTGGCAGTCAATTCCCAAGTCTAAGCCCACAAATGGCTGGCTATGCTGGAAACGCCTTAGCTGGAGGGGTGGCGGGGGCAGCTAGCGGCCAGGGGTTCGGGCGAGGCGCGGTAATGGGCGCTGCGGGCAAATACCTTGGCAATCAGATTTCAGGCATGGGCACAAACATGGAGCCTGGCGCCTGGCGCACAGGTGTTGAGACAGCTGGGCAGAACATTGGTAGGGGGTTGACAGCTGGCATGGACCCTAGGGCTGCGATTGTTGGAGGCGGATTGTCTGCGCTACTAACCGGCGCATTCCCCAAACCGGGCCAAACACCAGCTGAGTTGGCGGTGAATGCGCCGGGCACAGCCAACGTAGCAGCTGATGATATTTCCAAAGGCATGAGCGCCGATGAGTTTGCAAAATTTGCAGAGGGCCGGACGCCATCCCCACTAGCCCAAATAGGCAAAGGGTTCAACCTTAGTACTGCACTGCCCCTGCTGGCCTTGGCAGGAATGTCAGGCGCCCCTGCCGAGGTGCAAGCCGCAGTACCTCAAATGTCTCCGGAGCAGAAAGAGTACTTCAACCGTCCCACGGTCAAGCTCGACTGGCAACGGATGGGGCAAGACGCATCCCGCAGCGGGCAGAGCCTCACCGCCTACATGGCCGGTAACTGGCCAGCTGTAAGTTCTGGCCGGTACAACGTGCCGGGCATGGCGAGGGGCGGGGCGTTGAATCAAATTGCCCAGATGCAAGGTGAAATTCAAGGAGACGGTGATGGCCGCGATGACACGGTGGAGGCGAGGCTGTCTGACGGGGAGTATGTTTTTGACGCGGAGACGGTGGCATTGCTCGGTGACGGCTCCACCTCTGCTGGCGCCCTTCGGCTAGACCAGATGAGGTCCGCCATTCGCGCACATAAGGGTAAAGTGCTTGCTAAGGGTAAAATAAGCCCGGACGCCTTGTCACCACTTGCGTATCTGAAAGGAGTAAAGTAAAATGGGTTTATTTCAAGGCACTGCCAATAACCAATCTGCGTACGTCACCAAGACGGACGAGACGCCCAAGTGGATGCAGGACGCGATCTACAACCAGATCCAGACTGCCACAAACATAGGCAACATCCCTTACCAGGACTACAACCTGCCGACGGTGGCAGAGTTGGGCCCACTCCAACAGCAAGCCTATGAGCAGATCCAAGGCCAGCAAGGAGCATGGAAATCCGGTATGACCGGGGCTCAAACAGGAATGCAGGCAGCTTTGAATGCACCTGGCGGAACGGCTGCTGCGTCGGGGGCTTTGGGGTCTCAGCAAGGTGCCTTGGCCGGCATGAACTACGGGCAAGCTGCAGGTACACTTAGCCCCTATGTGAGCCAATCGCTGGGTATGAGTGGCGTCAACGCGGCTCAGCCCTATATGGGGCAATCTTCTGGTTGGAACACTCAAGCTGCTGATGCTCAAACAGCTCCTGGATTTCAGACCGCTCAGAATCAATATCTTAACCGAGGCGCAGGTGGTCAAGGATATTGGGATCAAGCTGGCGCCACTAACGCGCAAAGCATATCTGAGCGCGCCATGGCGGCTGCCAACCCCTATCTCCAAGCCGCGGGGCAAAGTGCAGCTGGCGGAATACAGGATTACATGAATCCATACACCTCCGGTGTAACTGACCGAATTGCTCAACTTGGTGCGCGTAATCTAGGCGAAAATTTGCTGCCGCAGGTCAGTGACCAATTCATCCGTGCAGGCCAGTTCGGCGGATCTCGGATGGGCGAATTTGGAGCAAGGGCCCTCCGGGACACTCAAGAGTCCGTGCTCGGTCAACAGGCACAGGCCTTACAGCAAGGGTATGGCCAGGCTTTAGGCGCGTCACAAGCCGATCTGGCGCGTCAGGCACAACTTGCAGGCACGGCTGGCGGTATCGCCGGTGCTGATTTGTCTAGAGTGCAGCAAGGCGCGGCTCAATATGGCAATCTTGGCAGTATGCAAACTCAGGCAGGCCAGGCGCAACAGCAGTTCGGCCTGAGCGCAGCAGGGGCTGCACAGCAAGCACAGGCGCAGGATTATTCGCGCATGCTTCAGGCTTCTCAGCAGCAAGCAGGTATTGGCTCCCAGATGGGCGCGCTGACACAGGCTCAGCAACAGGCCATTTTGCAAGGTGGCAATATGCTCTCTCAGGCTCAAAGCCAAGCGCTTGGCCAGCAACTGCAAGGCGCAAGCCAGTACGGTCAGATGGCTCAGACACAAGGCGCGCTGACCAATCAAGACCTGCAGCGCCAGTTGGCTGGCTATCAGCAAATGGCAGACCTCACCAAGCAGCAGCAGGGCATGGGCCTATCCGATTCAGCGGCATTGGAAGCTGCGGGCAGGGCGCAGCAGGGCCAAGAGCAGGCACAACTGGATGCTGCGTACAGACAGTCACAAGCTCCGCAGGACTATATGCGCAACCAGGCGGATTGGATGAGCACGCAGATCCGGGGCATGGCACCTTCTGTGCCGGTGTTCTCCACCCAGCAGTCTGGAGGCACGGGCCAAACTTACAGCCCTTCCGGGCTTGCTCAGCTGGCCTCAGCGTACACGGTTGGCCAAGGTATCAACAAACTAGGCTAAGGAGAAAAAAATGGGTTACGAACTTGACAGACTGACGCGCCATTATGGCATCCCGAACGCCTTGAGTTCCTATGGCGGGTTTATAGCACCCACGGGGGCGACGGCTGAACAGGCCGCCGCAGAGGCCACTGATCGCGCAGCCTACAAAACCTACACAGACCAGGTATTGGCGCGCATAGGGGCTACCCCTCAGTATGAAAAAAGGCAGTACAACAAAAATGCGCTAGCTAACTACTGGGCAACGGTGCTCCAGGCTCCTACTTACAGTGATGCCCCTGCAACGGTAGCCCCGCCTCCTGTAGCAGCCCCGCCTATCCCAGGAGTGCCTGTTCCAGGTAGCGACTATTCCGGAAGCGGAGGAGGTGGATACGGATATGATGCGGGTACACCTAGCTATGACGGCCCCGGCTTTATGAGCAGTGTTGCTAACGGTCTTGGCTGGGCAGTTGACGCTCTAGATGCTTACGGGTATGGCAAAAATCCGCCTGGTTATCAGGCGCCGGTAGAGGATAGAATGACGGGCGAGACTATTGCTGCTAATGATGCGTTGTCAAGCTTTCTTACGGCGAATGATAACTTTGGTACAAGCGCGCCTAGTTACGACAACCCCTATGGTGGAGATGTAGGCTCTACTCCTGCGGGATACGACAACCCTCTTGGCGGCGACGTGGGGCCTGCTGGCCCAGTAACTGGACCCACCGAGTCGCTTAGCACCAGGGGCTTTACCCCTAGCCCTCTTCAGGACATGGCTTATGATTACGGAATCACTGATCCGGCATCTACTGGAGGGGTTACTATCGGTGGCCCTATAAGCTCGGGTAATGCTGTGGGCACGCCTCTAGGCCCACTAGGCCCAGTAACTGGACCCACCGAGTCGCTTAGCACCAGGGGCTTTACCCCTAGCCCTCTTCAGGACATGGCTTATGATTACGGAATCACTGATCCGGCATCTACTGGAGGGGTTACTATCGGTGGCC